TGCAATCTCCGAGAAATTACTTTCAGTGCTTTGGTTACTGAAGCGATTGGTAATATCAACAAAGCAAAAGCAAATGTTGAAATCTATCTACACAATCCTGTAGGCATCGGTGAGCATCCTGATGTACTTGGTGCTATTCAGGAGCAACTTGATATCATTGCTCACGAAGAAGAGCGTATTGAAGTCCTTGAAAAGCACTTTGCAAATTGACAAGGTTTTAAATTCATAGTATAAATTACAAAGAGATTATCTCAAACAAATAAAATGAAAATTTTTCTCGACACTGCAGATACAGAAGTAATTAAGGAACATTTTGAAACAGGATTAATCGATGGAATCACCACTAATCCTACATTGATTCGCAAGTCTGGACGTGATCCAGAAGATGTATACCAGGAACTAGTTGATCTTGGAATCCAAGATATCAGCATGGAAGTTGTGGGTGATGCTCAAACAATGCTGAATGAAGGTCTACGTCTATCTGAAAAGTTTGGTTCAGTCGCTACAATCAAACTTCCTTGTGATCGTAATGGACTTCGTGTTTGTCACGAACTGACTAAAGAAAAGATTCGCACTAATGTAACTCTTATCTTCTCTACTTCTCAAGCAATCCTCGCAGCAAAAGCAGGTGCAACTTATGTTTCACCCTTTGTAGGACGCCTCAATGACAACTCCTTCAGCGGCGTAGAACTGGTCCGAGCGATTGCTGGGACATATAGTGTCCAAGGAGTCGCTACACAGGTCTTAGCGGCGTCTCTGAGGGACTGTCATCACGTATCACGGTGTATTCTATATGGCGCTAATATTGTGACCATTCCTCCAGCAGTATTCTTGAAGATGTATGATCATGTTCTGACCCGTGAAGGACTTGAAATTTTTAATCGTGATTGGGCACTTGTCAATTCACAGTCTCAAGATGTATGATAAAGAAGTTCAGGGAATTCTTTGAACGAGACAGTGATATTACGTATGAGATTGAAATCGACTATATTAAAATAACAGTCGTCGAACTTATACATATATTAAAGTCGAACCTCAAGAATGCCATTGTATCCAACAGAAAAAGACTACTTATTTCATTTAATTACAACTTCTCCACAAGAAGCAAAACATCTTTGGAAAAGATCAATAAAAAATAAATGGGGTGATGAATGTGCTTACTGCGGATCAAAAGAAAATCTAACCATAGATCATATTATTCCTCAAGCAAAGGGTGGAGGTAATCATATAACCAATGTATTATGTGCTTGTGAGAAATGTAATAAATCAAAAGCACATTATGAATGGGAAGATTGGTATTATCGACAAGACTTTTTTGAACAAGTTCGTTATGATAAAATTAATTCTTGGATAACACAGTTATCTAAGAGTGATCTTAAACTCTATAGACCACGTAAAAATTTAAACTATTAATCATGTCAAGACCATCATTTAAAGTCTATCATCGTCCCGATTGTGCTGAAGCATCACAATTTCTAGACCTTCTAGGTCAATTTAATTTAGAGTATGAGGTTATTCTTGTCGGGACAGACATTAGTGAAAGTCAGTATGAAATTTTGTTTGGACCAGAAGGTTCTCTTGAACCAAGGGTTCTCTGTTGTAACAATCAACAAGATGAAAAATTAAGAACTGATTCTAGAGGTGATGAATGGATGAATATGGGTAATGTAGAAAATGTCAAAAGACTTATTTTGCAGCACAACGAAATTCAAAGTTTTAACTGAGTAACTATTATGTCTGAATTTATTGTTTATTCTAAATCAGGATGCCCCTATTGTACTAAAATAATTAATGTACTTCAGTTGGCCGAAATGAAATACGTTGAATATAAACTTGGAGTTGACTATCACAAACCAGAGTTTTATTCTAAATTTGGGCAAGGTGCAACTTTTCCAAAAATTGTTAGGAATAAAGAAGTGATTGGTGGATGCACAGAAACTATCAAATACTTAAGGGAAAACAAACTAATTTAATGGAAGAAACTAATCTCCACGAAATTTACGTTGATGTTGAACAAGCAATAGACTATGCATTTCAATATAAATTTGTATTGAAATTTTATGACTATTTAAAAATTAAAAAAATAAAAAAGTATGAAGTGGAGAAATTCATTGAGAGTTCTGTTGCAAATGAGTTAAGTGAATTGATTATGGATCTTGAAGAATATCTTGAGGGAGGAAATGACAATAACCATAAACAACTTCGTGAAGCTTATGGTCATATTCCTAAACCTCAAGCAAGAAAAATTAAAAATTATTTGTATGCAATATTAGAAGACGCATGGAAGTATAACCATGATAAACGAAAAGGAAGACGAAAAAAGGCATCTAAATAAAAGTGAACTCAAACTGGATCGAGGGTTTGAGTTAATGTTGAGAAAACAAAATAGTAAAAGGAGGGAAAAACCTTTACCAAAGACATTTCAGATTACTTTTGGTAAAATGGTATCTCTCCTGTCTAGAGAGATACATCTTAATTTTGATTTTTCTATCGATATAAAGAAGAAGTAACTCTCAGGGGGAGGAAGTAAAAATGGAAACTTCAGCTGTATTAACATTCAGTGTTTTATTTACATTCATGTTTTTCATATTGGGGGGAATAATTGGTTGGATAGTAAAACAATCTCAATATGAAAACATGTATGGAATTCCAAATCTTCACCCAGAAATGTTTGATGTAAATGGTAATTTAATACCCGATGAAATTTTATCCGTGAGGTTTGAAAACGATTATGGCTACGAAGACGAAGACGACGAATAAACTACAAGCAAATCCATTTCAGCATGAGATTCTTCAATTAGTATCTAAGCAAAGATCTAATGCTAAAAAAGTAGAAGTACTTCAAGAGTACCGAAATGATGCATTAGTTTCTTTGCTCATCTGGAACTTTGATGAGAGTGTTTATTCTGCACTTCCAGAAGGACCAGTTCCATACGCTGATAATGATGAGCAAACTTCAGTAGGTGGAAATCTAACTGATCTCATTGATAGTAAGGTTAAGTCTAGAAACCTAAAGAACGGTGACTATGCAGGAACCGATGAGGTAATGAACAAGCAGCATACTTCCTTACGGAATGAAGCAAATAGGTTTTATCTTTTCATCCGAGGTGGTTCTAACTCACTATCACAAGTAAGAAAAGAAACTATCTTTATCGAAATGCTTAAGGGTCTTATCCCTGAAGAAGCAGAATTGATTTGTCTTGTTAAAGATAAACTTCTAACTTCTAAATATAAAATAAGTCATCAGAATGTAAAGGATGCTTATCCTGATATTAAGTGGGGTAATCGCTCATGAATGAAGAAAATAATACTAAGGAATCGCTTATGCCCTGGTCAGAAGAAGAGAAGGTAAGTTTACCACCACAATACGGATGTCAAATCCTACTTAGTGATACAAGTATGATAAAACTTAAAGATCCTTCTTTTCCGACAGATGCATATGTAGTTGTTTATGAGGAGAACAGTAAGTCATATATTGATCTCTGTAGAACACGTAAGGTTTCAAGTTTATTTGATCTTTACTATGACAAATTTGGACCAAACGCAGTAAAAAGTATTGATTTTGGTTACGGTAGAAAAAGTCCTAAACTTTGGGGTCTAAAACCAAAAGAAACTAAGAAAAAATGAAAACACCTTTGGGTCAACATTATCTTTTAAATCTTTACGGATGCTCATCATTACAACTCAATGATGAGTTTTTTCTTTGCGACCTCATTGAGACTGCCGCTGAGGTTTCTGGTGCGACAGTGATTAAAACTATGTCATATCATTTTGTACCTCAAGGTGTGACTGCGATTAGTCTACTCTCAGAGAGTCACATAAGCGTACATACCTGGCCCGAAAGAGGTGAGGCAGCGATTGACATCTTTACATGTGGAGACTGTCTTCCTAAGGTAGGTTGTGATGTGATACTACATCAATTGAAACCAGAGCATCACGATCTTAAAAAAATAGACCGCTAAAACAAAAATCATCTTTTGTTTCCAAAAAGGGGGCGGAAAAAACCCGGCAAAATTTTTGACCTGTAGGGTTTTTACAAATTGTATCGTACAATACATACCTACTTGACTATATATTATATGTGGTCTATAATAGACCTACGTTCATCCAATGCTATCACTCCTGTTGGCATTTACCCTTGCCCATCATAATGATGCTAATCCTTACGATTGGCATATGTCTTGTGAAAGGTGGTTACAACGATCTACGGAAATCCGATCAGATCCTAACCTAGACCTTCGGTCAAAGTTGAATCTAATCGCTTACCTTAAATCAAAAGTACCAGGTGAATGTAACGGAGTGTATACATAGGACGCAAGTAAGTCGCGGAACGGAGCGTTCATCCCATGATTGAATTTTTACTCTATGCCAATCTGAATTGTCTTGATGCATCTGATATGATCAGTCGTATCAAAAAATCAGAACATATGAGTAAAATTTCTAAGATGGAAGTCATTGAAGTACTTCAAGAGGCAACACCTGAATGTAAATGGGACGCAAACGACTGAAGGAACGGGAAAACGGATCCTGCGTAAGCAGAGAAGGTTAATTCACCCATTCTTTTAGGAGTAAACAAATGAACACACTCAATCTCATTCGTAAGCAGATCAACAAAGCTGCTGCACTTCACGACGCACAGATTACCCACGCTGCATATCGTGGCGTTAAGTATGACGCCCGTTGTGTTGAGATGAAAGAACCACATGGCACTTTCTGCTATCGTGGTCGCACTTACACCAAGTGAAGTCATGGAAGCACTACAAATCGTAGGGTTAATCACCCTCAGTTGTGTTGCGGGTATGTCTTTATTGTATGGTGAGATCATTCTTCTTCAAAAAGTTTGAGGGAGAAGTAAATGCTGAAGATTAAATTTTATTATAATCTTCCAGAGTATAATAAAGAAATTCATGATCCAGATAAAGTCTTTAGATTTTTGACATATCGTGGGGTTTCTTATGCCAAGTGGATTAATTTAAAGTCACGAGGTAACAGTAACTGGATAACAACTCTCTGAGCACCTTGACTGGTGCTCTTTTTTTGTGTATAATGGGAAGAGTAAACATTGAGGTATGGACAAAGGAAATCTAAAACTTATTATTAGAGAAATGGAGATTCTTCTGGAAACTCTAAAGTCTGAAGTTTATTCTGATGTAGAAGCATATTCAAATCGAGAGAACTTTGACGATCCAGTAGAAACTTATATCACTGATTATGATGAACTTTTTGATGATGACGATGGATACCCCGATTAAAGAAAATTATGTATGAAGAATTAAACTGTTTTGAAGAAGCGTTAAAACATTTTGGAACTCGCGTTGAGATCATCACTGCCATGGAGTTATCGAAAAGAATTACTTCAGAAGATGCATATCAGATGATTAAAGATGAGTTGAAAGAAGTTAAAAAGTGTCGTAAACAATTTAGAAAAGATGAATGTTAAACTGATTAGCGTAACACCAGATGCAGAACAGCACATGGCATATTGTGCTAGGGTAAGTAATCCATCAAACCAAGATAATGAGAAGTTCGCTGGTCTTCTCAGGTATTGTGTAAAGCATCAGCACTGGAGTATCTTTGAGCAAGCATTTATGACTCTGGAACTTGAAACTACCAGGGGACTAGCGGCTCAAGTGCTCCGGCATCGTAGCTTCACATATCAAGAATTTTCACAACGTTATGCTGATTCTTCCCTACTCGCGGAGACGATCCCTCTACCTGACCTACGGCGTCAAGACACCAAGAATCGTCAGAATTCTATTGATGATATTGACCCGTTTGTCCGTCAAGAGTTCCAGATCAAAATGCAGCGACACTTTGAAGCAGGAATGAAACTCTATCAAGAGATGCTTAATGCTAATATTGCAAAGGAATGTGCTCGGTTTGTACTCCCACTCGCCGTACCCACAAGACTTTACATGACCGGTTCAGTTCGTTCATGGATCCATTATATTGATCTACGTTCTGCTAATGGAACACAGAAAGAACACATGGATATCGCAAACAGGTGTAAAGAAATCTTTATTGAGCAATTCCCATCTGTTGCAGAGGCAATGGAATGGACTACAGGATAAATAACACATACATCATTTAAATTTTATGGCTACATACCCCGTTGTTAATAAGACTACTGGTGAACAAAAAGAGGTGAAACTGAGCGTTCATGAATGGGATCAGTGGAAAAAAGATAACCCCGACTGGGATAGAGATTGGTCAGATCCTACTACTTGCCCCTCATCTGCTGAGGTTGGTGAGTGGAAGGATAAACTCATCAAATCTAAACCAGGATGGAATGAAGTCTTAGAAAAGGCATCTAAAGCACCCAAATCTCAAGTAAAGAAAATCTAAACCTATGGCAAGAAAAAGAAGAAGTAATTCTGAACAACCAATCGGTGTTGGACTCACTGCAAAGCAAATGAGAAGGAAAAAACCGATTAATTCAGACCTTCTTATTGATATTGAACCATTAACAGACAATCAGAAGAAACTATTTGAATCATACGCTGAAGGAAAACATCTTGTTGCTTATGGTGCAGCAGGAACAGGTAAAACCTTCATCACTCTGTATAATGCACTTGCTGATGTATTGGATGATAGAACACCATATGAAAAGATTTACCTTGTTCGCTCATTAGTTTCAACACGGGAAATTGGATTCCTACCAGGAGATCATGATGATAAGGCATCACTTTACCAAATTCCATATAAGAATATGGTAAAGTACATGTTCCAAATGCCTACTGACCCTGATTTTGAAATGCTCTATGGCAATCTAAAAACTCAGGAAACAATTAGTTTTTGGAGTACTTCATTCATTCGTGGAACAACCTTAGATAATTGTATTGTTATTGTTGATGAATTCCAAAATCTCAATTTCCATGAATTGGATTCTATTGTCACTAGGGTTGGAGAGAACTCAAAAATTATGTTCTGTGGTGATGCAACTCAAACTGACTTGATTAAAACCAATGAAAAGAATGGCATCATTGATTTCATGAAGATTCTAAATGTCATGCCATCATTTGATGTTATTGAATTTGGTATTAATGACATTGTGAGATCTGGTATTGTCAAAGAATATCTTGTTGCTAAAATGGAGTTGAACTTGTAATGTACTTTCCTATAGTATGTGTGGATAATTTTTATTCTAACCCAGATGAAGTAAGGGAGTTTGCACTCTCTCAAGAATTTAATAATAAAGAAGGAAATTTTCCTGGTATGAGAACGAAGCCATTACATCTAATTAATGAGAACTTCTTTGATTCATTTTGTTCAAAGTTGTTCTCATTATTTTATCAATTTCAAACGGAACAGGTTAATTGGACTGTAGAATCTCATTTCCAAAAGATATATCCATTTGATCAAAATAAAAATTCTTTGGTGAATGAGGGGTGGATTCATTTAGATTCTGACGATTCTATTGCTGCTGGAGTAATATACTTGAATCCTAATTCTAATTCGGATGCAGGAACTTCATTCTTTAAAGGAATAGAACCTGAATATAAATGCAATTGGGATCTGAGAAACAATTTTTATAAAAAAAAGCAAGTTAATATAGATCAATACTTAGAAGAAAAGAAAAAAAATACTAATGCGTACAAAAAAACTTTAGAAATAAAAAACATCTACAATAGATTATCGTTTTACGGTACACAATATCCTCATAGAGAATCTAATTTTTATGTTAGTGATACAGAACCAAGATTAACTCAAATCTTTTTCGTAAAAGAACTTCATTCATTATCCACACCAATTGAAAGGAAAAATAGTTATGAGATCACATTTTGACCATAAAGAGTTAAATCTAAAACCGTTAAGTAGGAAAACAATTGATGGTGTAAGATATTATGATATTGATGGAACGGATGGACCTTTAAAGTTAGTTTCTATCACTTCTGTGATTAGTAACTATAAAAAAGAATTCTTTGAGAAATGGAGGCAACGGGTTGGTGTAGAAGCAGCAGAGAAGAAGACTAAACGTGCTACTAGTCGTGGTACAGATATGCACACTCTTGTAGAGCATCATCTCAAGAATGAAAGTCTTCCTAAAGTTCAACCATTATCTGAATTTTTATTTCATTCAGCGAAGGCAGAACTAAGTCGTATAAATAACATTTACGCCTTAGAAGGGGCATTATACAGCGAGTATTTGGGAATTGCTGGAACTGTTGATTGTATCGCTGAACATGATGGCGAACTGTCTATAATCGACTTCAAAACTTCCGAAAGACCAAAACCAAGAGATTGGATTGATGGATACTTTGTACAATGCTGTGCTTATGCCTGCATGTTACATGAGATGACTGGTCTAACGATTAAGAAGTTTGTAATTATTATGTCATGTGAAAATGGAGAGGTAGTTGTCTACGAAGAAAGAGATAAAGAGAAGTACATCCGAATGTTGGTTCAATACATAAAAAAATTCTTAAATGATAAGTTGACAAAATAAGAATTGTAACCTATATTATTGTTAATTATTCAAAAACTAATGCTGCTAGATTTAATGACTTCAAACAAGAAGCAAGACGATAAAAAACTAGAAGAACTTTTGAATAAGAAGTTTTTCTGTTCTTCTAAATTCACTCAAGAAATAGAAACTATAGTAAAAAATGACCCAGAAATGAGTTATAT